TTTGAAAAATGCATTAAAGTATGCAATTTTTTTGAATTTTTCAGGTATAAGTGAGGGGCGTTGATAAAGCCTCTCGAAAAACGGAGGTGACGAGATATCAGAAAATTGACAGGTAGGGAAAAGAAGTTTTGCAGTTTATTTCTCGGTTCGGGAAATTCCGAGCTTGCCGCAGAAAAGGCAGGCTACACTGGGGATTGTGAGCAGAAGGGGGAAGAGCTTATCTGCCGTCCCGAAATTTCAGCCGAGCTTGAACGGCTGTCACGGCTAAGAGAAAAATCCCTTGCCAACATGGCGGCTGCAGGGTATCAGCGGTTGGCTTTCGGTAGCATTTGCGATGCAATTTCTTTGCTTTACAAAAGTGATCCGAGCAAGGAGGATCTTGAGGGAATGGATTTGTTCCTTGTGTCGGAGATTAAAAGACCGAAGGACGGTTCAATGGAAATCAAGTTTTTTGACAGGCTAAAGGCACTTGAAAAACTCGGTGCCGGCGGTGAGCATGAAACAGGCGCAAAACAGCTTTTTGACGCCATTTCAAACAGCGCAAGGGCGGTGAATGACAAGGAAAATGGAAATTAAAGCTTTTTCTAAAAAACAGCTTACCGTGCTTTCGTGGTGGAACAGGGAGTCGGCTTTTCGTGACAGGGACGCAATCATCTGTGACGGTGCTGTGCGCAGCGGAAAGACTTTTTGTATGTCGCTGTCTTTTATTCTGTGGAGTTTTTACGATTTTGCAAATTCGGACTTTGCACTTTGCGGAAAGACAATCCGTTCTTTAAGGCGAAATATGATTACGCCCGTGATTCCGATTTTGAAATCACTCGGTTTTAAGTGTGAAGAAAAGCTGTCGCAGAATATTTTGACCGTGAGCGTTAACGGGGTGATGAACAGGTTTTATCTTTTCGGAGGCAAGGACGAGTCATCCGCATCGCTCATTCAGGGCATGACGCTTTCGGGTGTGCTTTTTGACGAGGTAGCGTTGATGCCGAGGTCGTTCGTTGAACAGGCATTGGCGAGATGTTCCGTGTCGGGTTCAAGATTTTGGTTTAACTGCAATCCCGAATTTCCTGAGCATTGGTTCTACCGTGAGTGGATTAAAAAGTGCGGTGACAAAAATGCGTTGTATCTGCACTTTACAATGCAGGACAATCCGTCTTTGAAGCCCGAGGTTATCAAGCGGTATGAAAGTCTGTATTCGGGTGTGTTTTACGAGAGGTTCGTAAAAGGCAGATGGGTAGCCGTTTTCGGTGCGGTTTACCCGTTTATGGACAACGAAAGGATGTACTGCGATATTCCGTCAGACATTGAAAGCTGGGCGGTATCGTGCGATTACGGTACTGTAAATCCCGCATCATTCGGTTTGTGGGGCAGAAAAAACGGTGTGTGGTACAGGGTTGACGAATACTACTTCAACTCACGCACTCAGGGCTTTCAAAAGACCGACGAGGAGCATTATGACGGACTTGAAAAGCTGATTGACGGGCGGAAAATCGAATGTGTGATTGTCGATCCGTCTGCCGCAAGCTTTATTGAGGTTATAAGGAGACACGGAAAATACACGGTTGTGTCGGCTGAAAACAATGTTATCAACGGCATAAGACAGACTTCGCAGGCTTTGAAGGACAGAAAAATCAGAATCTGCAAAAATTGCAGAGCCGCAAGAAGGGAATTTTCGCTTTACCGTTGGGACGGTTCGGGGCGCAGTGACGCACCTGTTAAAGAAAACGATCATGCAATGGACGACATAAGATATTTTGTCGCTACGAAAATTTACGGTTGTGACGGATTCTTTGCCGTTGCAACCAAAAGACAGGAGGAAACAGCTTGAGGCTTGGCAGAAAAAATAAAAAGACCGAGAGCATAAAGACGGTGCAGACCGTTTTGAGAGAAACGAGAAATAATTCGCCGATTTTCTCACGATTTGCCGTTCAGACGAGAACGGAAAGGCAGCTGTACACAACTTTGCGTGAGTCTGTGCCGATTATTGACGCGGCACTCTGCAAAATTATCAGACTTATCGGCGGATTCAAAATTGTGACTTCATCGGCTGAAAGTCAGAAGATTGCCGACAGCTTTGTTAAAAATGTCCGCACAAACGGTGAAATGACGGGACTTGAAAGTTTTGTACTTTGCTACCTTGATTCGCTTCTCACCTACGGACAGGCGGTCGGTGAGATTGTTCCCGATAGTGACGGTGAAGGAATTTGCGCATTGTACAATGCAAGCCTTGATGATGTTGAAATCAGAGCGGATTCTTCTCCGCTGAAGCTTGCGGTTTACACACTCGGCAACGGTACAGCCGAAGAACCTAAGCATCCGGAAAGGATTTTTGCAACCCTGCTTAATCCAAAGCCGGGTACGGTGTGCGGTACTTCCATACTCAGCGGTCTGCCGTTTGTCAGCTCAATACTTTTGAGGATTTTTGAGTCGGTAAAAACAAACTGGGAGAGGGTTGGCGATATCCGTTTTGCGGTTACTCTCAATCCCGATTCAAACGGTTCGGCTGTGAGCAGAGAAAATGCACAGGCGGTTGCCGATGAGTGGAAAAAGGCGATGAGAAGCGACAGCGTGTGTGATTTTGTGTCGGTCGGCGATGTCAGCATTAAGGTTATCGGTGCTGAAAGCGATATGCCCGACTGCGACATTCCCGTAAGGCATATTCTTGAGCAGATTATTGCAAAGCTTGGTATTCCGCCGTTTTTGCTCGGTATTTCGTGGTCGAGTACGGAGAGAATGAGCGAACAGCAGGCGGATATCCTCACAAGCGAGCTTGCCTACTACCGCACAGTGCTTGAACCCGTGATTACAAAAATTGTGTCGGCTCATCTTAAAATGTGCGGTTATAACGACAGCTTTAAGATTGAGTGGGACAAGATTAATCTTCAGGATGCGGTTGAGCTTTCTCAGGCAAGACTTAACAATGCAAATGCGATGAACATTGAAAGACAGATTGGAGCGGAGGTGCAGAATGAAGGATAACAAACTTATTAAAAGCGGTGTTTCGGGCGTTGTTGACGGTGAAAATCAGACTGTCGGCGATGATGAACTCGAACTGATTAACCGCTTTACAAGGCGAAATCTTGCAAAAAATGAGGTGTATGCGTTTTCGGTTGTGCTGTGTGACAACGATGTTGACCGTGACGGCGAACGCTTTACAACAGATTCGCTTTATGAGCTTGAAAAGCTTTTTGTCGGCAAGACGGGAATTATTGACCACAATCCGAGTGCCAAAAATCAGACGGCAAGAATTTTCAGCTGTAAGGTTGAGAAAATTGACGGTCAGAAAACGGCTTTGGGTGACGATTACTACAGGCTCCAGGCAAGGGCATATCTTCCCGTTTGTGAGAGCAACAGGGATATTATTCTTGCGATTGACAGCGGAATTATCAAGGAAGTAAGCGTTGGCTGTGCCGTTGGCAGGGTTGTGTGCAATGTGTGCGGTGAGGACATCTCGATGTGTACTCACAAAAAGGGCGAGGTTTACGGCTCAAAGCTTTGTTGCGGTGAACTTGTGAACCCGTATGACGCATACGAATGGAGCTTTGTTGCCGTGCCGTCACAAAAGAGGGCAGGCATTACGAAAAGTCACAAAATTTTTGGAAAGGAAAATGATATGGAGAAAATTCTTAAAGCCATTGAAAACAAAAAGGCTTTTACACTTGATGAGAGCGACAGCAGAAAGCTGTGCGAATATATTGACGGGCTTAAAAAGTCGGCTAAGGACGGTGTGCTGTACCGTGAAAGCCTTACCCGTGATGTTGTGGGACTTGCCGCTTTTGTTCAGCCTGACATTTCGGGCGAAACAATGGAGAGCGTGGCAAAGAGCATGACAATTGAACAGCTCAGAGAATTTAAGTCAGCATTTGAAAAGAAAAAGAAAGCAGCTTTTGAGCCTGTTCCGCAGCTTTACTGCAAGCAGGACAAGAGAAATAACACCGTGGAAAACGGTCAGTTCAGTATTTAACGGAGGTATTATTATGAATGTAAATTTTAACGGATTCGGCGAAAATGCCGCAACATTTATTGCAGACGAAACACTTACAGAGGCAGGCGTGCCTGTTAAGATGAAGGACAACGGCACTGTTGCAAAATGTGACGCAAGCGAGAACTTTTGCGGTGTGTGCGTAAGCGTGAGAGGCGGTTATGCGGTTGTTCAGCTTTCGGGCTATGTAAAGGTTAAGAGCGACAAGAAAATCGCTGTCGGCTACAAAAAGCTTTCTGCAACGGCAGACGGCGGCGTGTCGGTTACAACAACCGGCAGAGAGTACCTTGTGCTTGACTCAACAGACACTTCGGTAGGATTTATTCTTTGATAATGGGAGGAAGATATTATGGCAAATTTTGAAAATATTACAATTGAAAAGGGTATGTATCAGACAAAGGGCGGAATTTCGGGCGCACTTGAAAAGCTTGATCCGTCAGAAAATTACAGAGGTACTGCACTTGAGGGACTTGACGCATTTTCCCGTCAGCTCAAACGCTTTGACATTAAGGTTAAGGGCAGAAACAGCGACTGTGTTGAAAAGTTTTTTCAGAGTTCAAACTCTGCGGCACTTTTCCCCGAATATGTGAGCAGAGCCGTTATGCAGGGCATGGAGAGAGCGGATATTCTCCCAAATCTTGTGGCAACCGTGACAGATATTGAGGGTATGGATTACCGCAGTATTGCATCTGTTCCGAGTGAGGATGACAAGAGTCTTAAACTCGTCGGCGAGGGTGCAAAGATTCCGCAGACTGAGGTTAAGACAAGAGAAAACCTTGTTAAGCTTCACAAGCGCGGCAGAATGCTTGTTGCATCATATGAGGCACTTCGCTTCCAGCGTCTTGACCTCTTTACCGTAACACTCAATCAGATTGGCGCATATATTGCAAGAGCACAGCTTAAAGATGCGATTGATGTGCTTGTGAACGGTGACGGCAATGAAAATCCCGCCGGCACACTTAATGTTGCAACAGGCGGCAAGGTTACATATGAGGACCTTTTAAAGCTCTGGACGGAGCTTGCCCCGTATGAACTCAACACAATTCTTGCGTCAACTCCCGAAATGCAGAAGATTCTTTCGCTTTCTCAGCTTCAGGATTCAAACGCAGGTCTTGATTTTCAGGCTACGGGCAGAATGATTACACCTCTCGGTGCAAGCCTTCTTCACACTCCCGAGCTTGAGGGCGGTAAGATTATCGGTCTTGACAAAAACTGTGCGCTTGAAATGGTTCAGGCAGGCGGTGTTGTTACAGATTACGACAAGCTTATTGACCGTCAGCTTGAAAGAGCCGCAGTTACCTGTACCGCCGGTTTTTCAAAAATCTTTACAGAGGCGTCAAAGGTGATGAGCTGTTAAGGAGGGATTGCCTTGAACATTGCAAACATTACAAAGCGTTTTGCATTATACAGCGGTATTGACGGTGCTGAAGCATACAAATGGAAGAGCATTGTTGACGATGCCGTGGTGTATGTTAATTCGATTGTTACGAAGGGAAATCTTTCGGAAGATGACGAATTAAGACTTGAAAACCTGTGTGCCGTTTACGCTTTTAAGTTGTATTCCCTTTGCAATGATGACAGCATTTCTTCTTTTTCCGCAGGTGATTTGAAAATTTCATCATCTGCGGACGGCGAAAGCCGTGCCGAAAAGCTGTGGAGGGAATATGCCGACAAGTCGCAGGACCTTATCGGCAGAGAAAAATTTTTGCTTGGGGTGATATGATGAATATTTCACCGTCTATCGGGAAAATATTAAACAGATACGGCTGTGATGTTACCGTTAAAAACGGCGGTAAATCGGTTAGAACAAAGGCCTTTATTTCACCTTTGAGATACAACAGCAATCAGAATTATGACAGTATACGGCATAAACTGGGTATGAGAAAAACGAAGCTGTTTTTATTTATTGCACCGCCCGATGTTCTGCTTGATTCGGAAAAAAGCGTAATAGAAAGTGAAAACGGTAAATATACTGTTAAAAGGTGCGAAAAATATTATGTGAAGGACAATCCGATTTATGTAAGGGCTGTTCTGTGTGCATACAGAGAAGAAACGAGGGATGATTTTGAATCGAATTGAGAAACAGGTTGACCGTATTATTGCAGGATTAAAGGTAAATGAGGCTTTGAAAAATGTCAGATTTATAAGAGAATACGGCTCTGATGAAGCACCGTCACCCGTGAACGGAATGATTGCCGTTGTGTCGGTGAGAGATATGTCAACGGAGAAAAGTTATATCGGCGGATACCTTTCGCCGTCTATCAAGGGTGAAAGCTATAATGCAGGAGTTGAAATCAGGGTGTATGCTCCTGCAACCGAGAACGGAAGCGGTCTTTCGGAAGTGGTAAGTGAAATTCTTCTCGGACTTAAAACTGCCGATGCGGAAAAGACGATTACCCACAGCGAGGCGGCGTCAATTGAATTTGATCCCGATATGAACGCAATTTACAGAACGGTGAGTTTTAATATGGAATTCTGTCTTTGCGAGGAGGTTTAAATGGACGGCTTTGAATTTGAAAATTGCGGAAATGCCATGTTGAAATGTGAGGGGAAAATTCTCGGCGGCGTTGAAAAGGCAACCTGTACAAGAAAGAACTCCTTCACGGAAATCAAGGAATTTTTCAATGACAAGCCCGTTGAAAGGATTGTTTCAAATGAATGGGAACTTACCTTTGTGATGAAGATTACGGATAAAACTCCGTTTTTGGAGCGTGACAGCTTTAAGAGTCTTGAACTTGACCTTGCAAAGAAGAAAATCATTTACACGGATTGCAAAGTGCTTGAATTTTCAAGCGTTACTCAGGGCAGCGGAAGTATTCTTGCAACCGTGAAAATCAGTGCCGACGAGAGGAAAATTATATGAATGATAAAAATTCAGACGAACTTTACAGGCTTGCGGAGTCTGAGAACGGCGGTAAAGATACCGAAATGTTCGGTGAATTCCTTGAAAGGGAAAGCCGTCGTTACAGTCGCAGACTTGACGAAGAAGAGGAGGCGAAAAGCCTATGAAACCGGTGCCGATGAAATTCGGTGAATATGTGTGGCATCACAATCCGCAGAATATCAGCTTTGAATGTGACAGGAGCGTTGCAGAAATGAAAAGTCCGTTCGGCGAATCTTCCGTTCAGGATATGGGGCGAAAGAATATGAAAATCAGCGGTTCGGGACAGCTGTACGGCGAGGATTGTGCAGAACAGTTTGAAAGGCTGTTTGAGGTGTTCAGAAACAGCGGAAAAGAAGTGCTCTCCGTGCCAAACCTGCCGAGCATTTATGCTGTGTTTGAAAAGCTTGAAATAAAGGGCGAGCCAAAGCCGAATGTGCTTGAATACAGCTTTGTGTTCCGTGAGGTTATGGAAAAAAAGCAGAAAACGGTAATTACATATTTTGACTGTGAAAACGGACAAACCCTGTGGGACATTGCATACAAAACAGGGGTGAAAATTGACGAGCTTGTGCGGCTGAATCCCGATGTTAAGTTCCCCGATGAAAACCTCGGAACAAGGAGGGTTAAGCTGTGCTGACTTACTTTTTTACTGATAAAAACGGCAAAAGGTGTGAAATTAAAAATGTTCTCACGGCAGAAATTTCGGCAGATGTCGATGTGCCTGCCGATGAGCTTGTGATGACTGTGCCGTATGACGAGAAGTTCGGAAATGCCGATATACTTGAGGCTTATGACGGCAAGTCGCTTGTGTTTGTGGGACAGGCTGACGAGATTGTCAGCATTGTGAGAACCGACGGTGCGATTGTAAGGCTGAGTGCAAGAAGTCTTGCCGGAAGGCTTCTCGATAATGAGGCAGAGCCTGTTACATATGTGAACCCGGCGGCAAAGTTCATTTTTGAAAGGCATTTAAAGCCGTTCGGAATTGTCGGATATGACGGTGACGAACATCCGTTTATGGGCACAATCAAAATTGAAAAGGGCATGACCGAGTGGCAGGTGCTTGAAAAATTCTGCAACGGCAGATACGGCAAAAGTCCGAGAATTACGGGGGCGGGATTTGCTTTGATGTGTGGAACTTACGGCGGTGCAAAGCCGATTGTGTTCGGCAGAAACGGAGTAGGCTATACATCTCTCCGTGAGTACATAAAGCCGTGCAAGGTGATTTCGCAGGTCAAACTACGCACCGAGGAATACGGCGGTTACAAGAGCGTTATAAGCAACAAATGCGTTGCCGACAGGATTAAAAGGGTGAGATATGTAAACGCTTTTCTCGACAACAATGCGGTAAAAACAGCCGACAGAATGATTGAAAACGGCAACAGGCAGAGCTTTGAAATAATGCTTGAATGTGCAGAATGTCTGTGCGGAGTTGTCGGCAGAAGGACTTTGATTGATGACTCTCTCATCGGAAAAAGAGAGGGCTTGATTGTGAAAAGTATTAAATATTCACTTGGAAAAAACGGTGAAAGCACAACGGTTGTGCTTGGAAAGGAGAACGGCGATGTGGCTGATGAATTACATAACTAAAAATTCGATTACCGCCCCGAAAGCCGAAAAGGGCGGTGTGAAAAGTTCCGGAAACACGGTTTCGGTGGATTCCTCGGAAGAACACAGGGGGATTAAATGTTGCGTGCCGTATGGCTTTGCAAGCGTTGTTCCCGTGGGAGAGTCGGCGGTTGTTTTGCCGCTTGCTAACGGTGAAGTGAGTCTTGGCGTGCTTGCGAAAAATGTTGAACTTGATGAGGGCGAGGTTATGCTCTCGTCAAAGGGCGGAGCAAGTATTGTGCTGAAAAATGACGGCAGGGTTCTTATCAACGGCAAGGCGGTGTAGTATGAGGGATACGATGATTAAAAACGGTGATATCGTTATCGGCTCTTTGGGCAATACGGTATTGCTTGAGGGGACTGACGCAAAATTCCAACAGGCTGTGCTTTGCATTTCGGCAAAACTCGGCGGATTTGTCTATGACAGAAATTTAGGTTCAAAGGTGCTTTTGCAGGACAAAACACTCTCGGCAAAGCAGACTGAACTGCTTGCCAATGAATCGCTTGCAAAAATGAAAAATACCTATGCAAGCGTTAAGTCGGTTGGCAGACAGATTACGATTGACCTTACGGTTGACGATATTACAAGGGAGGTGCAGATAAATGGAAACCTATGATGAAATTTACGGCAGAATGAAGAATGCCTATGAGCATGAAACGGGTGACAGCTTTAACGAGGTGAGCGACATTGCAATCAGGCTCAAGGTGCTTGCCGGCGAGATTTTTAAGCTACAGACGAATCTTGAATGGTGGAAAAGACAGATGTTTGCAGTGAGCGCAAGCGGTGAATGTCTTGATAAACTCGCATCGCAGAGAGGTATTGAACGCAAAAAGGCGATGAAGTCAACGGGCGAAATTACCTTCAATATTTCTCAGCCGTGCAGTCACGATATTGTAATTCCAAAGGGGTGCGTTGTGGCTACTGCCGACCTTGTGCCGATACGATTTGTTACGACCGAGGATGAAGAAATCAGTGCCGGCAACACGCTTGTGAGTGTTTATGCCGAGGCTGAACAGGCGGGAAGTAACGGTAATATCGGGCTTGGTTGTGCGGTTGTTCCCGTGAGTGTGCCGACAGAGATTGAAACGGTTACAAACCGTGAGAAATTTACGGGCGGTTGCGATGCCGAAACGGACGATGAACTTCGCAAACGCATAAGAGATACATATATAAACACCTCCAACGGCACGAATGCGGCATATTACGAACAGCTTGCACTCACGGTTGACGGTGTTGCAAAGGCGAGTGCCGTCGGCAAAGTGAGGGGCGTAGGTACGGTTAATGTCTATGTTACGGGTGCGGATGCATCATTGGGTACGAATGTTGTTGCAAAGGTTCAGTCGCTTTTGGAAAAGCAGAGAGAGCTTAATGTTGATGTTATTGTGGCGAATGCCCAGCGTACCGCTTGCAATATGAGTGTTGTTGCCTATGCGGAGGATGGATATTCTTCAGGTGAAGTCAAGGAGTTGCTCAAAAATGCCTTTGCGGAATATGTGAATTCAATCCCTATCGGCGGAACATTCAGATTGTCGGAACTCGGTGCAAGACTGATTGACACGGGTTGTATAACCAACTACAACTGGAACACGGATATGCAGGATGTGACGGTGGCAAAGTCGCAATGTTTTACTGTCGGTACAGTTACGATTGGGGTGAAGTGATGAACAGCTTTGATTCGATGAAAACCAAATTAGAAAGTACGGGACTTTACAAAGTTACGGCAAAATCAAATATCAGAGCGGAACTTTTGGCATATGCAGAGGGTTTGAACACGGAATTTGATATGCTTGAAACTATGGAACGGGAGTTGTTTATTGACACAGCGGAAAACTGCGGAATTACCGAAAGGGAAAGATTTGTCGGTAAAATCAATGCCGATTATCCGCTTGAAAAACGAAGGGAAATGCTTAAAATATCTGAGCAGAAGGTTGGCGGAAAGTGCACTCCCGACGATTTCAAAAGAATTGTCAGAGGTTACGGTGTGGAAAATTTTACAATTGCTGAAGCTCCCACAAGAAACCGTGTGGATATTAAAATTTCGGATACAAAAACAGACGCAGAGAAGAAGCTCATAGAAAAGCGTGTGAAAGCAGATTTTCCGTTACATCTTAATGTGATAATTTCTTATGTAAATGCATAAAATCCTGATTAAAATTTTAATCAAGCTATGTTAATAAATTTTGCAGCTTTGCAAAACCATTCAAATAATTAAATAACCATGACCAAAAATAAAAATGACAAGTTGAAAAATCTCAGCTTGTCATTTTTCTGTTTGTGTATTTTATTTTTCAGTATAAACTTTTTGTTGACTTTATTTGTGTGTGGATGTACAATGTATAACAAATGATATATAACTAATGTTATTAAACGGAGTGATAATATGCCGCCAAAGCCAAAGTTCGGCAAAGCTGAAATTATAAATGCAGGATTGACGATTGCTAAAAATGAGGGGTTGGATCAAGTGACTGCAAGGTCAATAGCCAAAACGCTCGGAAGTTCGGTTTGTCCTGTGTTTTCGTATTTTGATAATATGGAACATCTCAAAAACGAAATAGTTGTTGCCGCAAAAGCAGAATATAAAAAATATGTCAAAAAAGGTCTTTGCGAAGATGTTGCTTTTAAAGGGGTCGGCAAACAGTACATACTTTTTGCTGTGCAAGTGTAAGTTTTCGGAGAGAATAGGAAAAACCGTAAAAAGCCGTTAAAAAAAGTTAAAAATATGAAAATGTAGAAAACAAGCCGTTTTTTAGGTGTAAAAAGAAATTACACTTTGAAAAAACAGCTTGTTTTTTTATTTAGTGCGAAAACGAAAAAGCCGAGCAAATCACGAAAAATTTGTGAACCTGCTCGGCTTTAATTTTTTAAAAATAACCTTTTAAAAGCGTTTAAAAGGGCTTTAAATCGGCTTTTTATTCAATTTTTAGGGTACATCACAGACTTTCAAGGAAACAAATCAAAGGCAACAAATCAAGTGTTCAAAGGCAACCTTGTTGCTATTCCGATAAAATCTATATTTTTTAACATTTCGGGTTTTCTAATGTGGAAAACTATTTTTAATCTGAATTTGAATTATTATGCACGATAATGAAAATTATTACAAATCCACCTTACCCAGCACCTTACCTACGCACCGAATCTCATCAAATTCGTGTAATTGTATAGGTTTATATGCAGAATTAAGCGAAATAAGTTCATTTCTGCCCATCTTTTTTATGTAAGATTCGCCATTAAGAACGAAAACTCCTATTTCCTCTTCATATATGCTTTCAGAATTTTGAACAAGAACACGGTCGCCATCTAAGAATTTTGGTTGCATACTGTCCCCTCGTACTTCGAGCAAAAAATCGGCAGAAAGTGTTTCCTCAGTCTTTGGAACATTGGTATATTCAATAGGCATATCATCTGAAAGCCAAGAGCCTGAGCCAGCTGATGCAGGTGTCCTGTAAAACGGCAAAATTATTGTCTTATGTGATTGAGAATTTGAATCATGGTGCTTGTCATTTTTTAAATTTGTGTTTTTATTACCCGTGCGTCCTAATAAAAAGTCACCGGAAACATTAAAATAATCCGCAAGTGTATTTAAACTATCATACTTGGGTAATTGTCTACCACTCTTCCAATGACTCATAAGAGATTCGCTAATCCCAGTATCTTTAGAAATTTGGTAAACTGTCAAACCGCTATCTTGTATAAGTTGCTTAAAAATATCACTAAACATTTGTACACCTCTCCAAACTTTACATTTGTAAAGTAATTTTTCTTGACTACATTACAAATGTAAAGTACAATATAACTGTGTTAATTAAGCAAGTTAATTTTAACACAGTTAATTTTATAAAACAAGGAGGTACACCATGAATTTTGGAGCAAATGTAAAAAAAGTCAGAGAAAAAGTAAACCTGACACAGGTAGAGCTTGCTCATGCGGCGAGCGTAACTCCTGCAATGATAAATCAAATTGAAAAAGGCATAAGAAACCCATCTGTATTAGTCGGTTTTGAAATTGCAAAGGCACTTGAAGTATCACTTGATGAACTTTGTAAGGGGGCTTAATTTAATAATGATAGGCAAAACAATTAACCGATACAAAATAATCGGAAACATAAACAACCGAGTTGTCATAGCACATAACCCTAATGCTATTGAGCCTTGGGTTGTATGGTGGCTTGACAAAGACGGAGATCCGTACAGTGGCAGTTATTTTGCAAGCAGAAATTCCGCTGCAAAAGAGTTTATGGAGAGAGCATTCAATGTGTAATAAAGTGAATCCTCGATGCAAAGGTTGTGGACACCGCCGACCATTAAATCATAGTAACAACAAAGGCTATTCGATTTGTTATTACATTCTTGACACGGGCGAACCACGAAAATGCACCATTGAAGACTGTATCCACTATACCACTAAAGAATGTCATATAAAAGATGACTTATGGAAAGATTAGATTTATTTGAAAGGAAAAATTTTATGAAAAATTTAACTAAAACCGAAAAACTTGAAAAAATACTCAGAAAATACGGAATGAATTTTGACGATTTAAGACAGCTTAATGAATCTCAGATTAAAGCAGTAGAAACAGACTATCATTCAACTTATGGTAAATCAATATCAATAATGTTTGATTTTTAAGCCGAAACCGCCGCAAGGCGGTCAGCAGGAAATGACCTCCCTGCTCTGATGATGGCAGGTCAAAAGGATGTGATTTTTTGATTTATCTTAATGTTAAGGAAGTTGCAGAGTTAAAAGGATGTTCTGCTCAATATATTAAAAGGATTGTTTTGGATGGTTCGCTTAAAAGTGAAGTATCTTTTAATCAAAACAACCGCAAAAAGTATTTAATACCGTTAAACGAACTATCCCACTCCGAACAACTCAAATACTACAAATCGCACGCAATAGCAATTCCTGAGGATTTGCTCCCTGAACGCAAGACGGAGCGACCCCACAAGGAATTTGATGAATTTTCGGCGGTACAGCGTGAAGAGATTGCCGAATGGATAAGGATACTTAATGCTTGGGATGAGTATTGTGCAACATCAAAGTTACAGAAAGTACCTGCAACCGAAAAATTTGTACAACTGCAAAAGGTCGCTAATCCCGACCTTAACATATCGAAGGGAATTTTGTACCGGAAAAAAAAGGCTTTAAAAGCTGATGACCTTGCAGGATTGCTCGACAATCGTGGAAGTTGGAAAAAAGGTACATCGTCAATCCCTGAAGAAGTGTGGCAATGCTTTTTAAGTTTTTATCTTGATGAGGCACAGCACCCTATACAGGCGTGCTATGAATACACCGAAATGTGGATTAAGCGAGAAGCTCCACAGCTGTTGCCTCTCCCTGCTTATGCATCGTTTTACAGGAAAGTACAAACGGCAATACCTAAGCCTGTTGAAATTATGGGACGGCAAGGTATGAAAGCATTTAGAGACAGATGTGCTCCATACATACGCAGAACTTATGAAGGTATGGCATCAAACGAATGGTGGATCGCAGATAACCACACATTTGATGTGCAGACAAAGGGCGAAAACGGCAGTATCCACAGGCTTTATCTTACAGCATTTTTTGATGCTCGTTCGGGTATTTTTACAGGCTGTTATGTGACCGATGCACCGTCATCGCAGGCTACATTGATAGCTCTACGAAAGGGCATAGTTAAGTACGGCATACCCGAAAACATATATGTCGATAACGGTCGAGAGTTTCTGACTTTTGATGTCGGCGGACTTGGTCACAGATTAAAAAAGAGTCAAAAGGACAAGTTTGCTCCGCCGCCTGTTTTTGAACGGCTGGGCATTAAAATGACAAATGCTATCGTACGAAATGCGAAGGCAAAGATCATTGAAAGACGATTTCGAGATGTTAAAGACCGACTTTCAAGACTGTTTCCGACTTATACAGGCGGTAATGTAGTCGAACGACCGGAAAGACTTAAAAAGGTAATCAAGGACACCGACAACATACCCACGGATTATGAATTCACTCAGGCAGTTGAGGACATTTTAACCTACTATATGAATGAAAAACCATATAGCGGAGCGGTAAGCTCAGACAGCGGTAAAAGCCGAATGCAGGTTTACAGAGAACAACTTAAAGAAAAACGAGTCGCCGCAGAACTTGACCTTAACTTAATGTTAATGAGAAGCACAAGAAGTCAGAAAGTCGGCAGGCGTGGAGTACATCTTACTGTTGCAGGCGAGAAAATTGATTACTACAATGATGACCTTATTTTAAATCATTTTGGAGAATCGGTTTACTGTCGATATGATCCTGAGGATATATCCAAAGTCAGAATATATGACCTTGATGATAACTATATAATGACCGCTCCAACGGACAATGAAGCAGTCCTTGCATATGGAGCATCTAAAGATGCGGTTGCGCAGGCATTGCGTAAAGTTAAGAGCCTTGAAAAACTCACCAAACAGGAACTCAAGGCAAGTCAGATTACCGCATTTGGCAAAGAAACAGCACTTAACCTTGTGCTTGCAACCGCTGAGGAAAACAAAGCAAATGCCGAAGAAATCAATCCGAAGGTTATATCAGTACACCGTGCCGATGAAACGGCAGAGCAGTTGCCCATGGCAGTTGGTCAGTCAAACATCGTAACGATAGATAAAGCAAAAATGATACGCAATCTTGAACAGCGACAAAAGGAGGAATAATAAATGTCGGTAATGTCAGCCAATCCTGAATTACAGAAAAAATTAAGGAACTTTATCGAAGAGTGCGGCTCACAAACCAAAGCCGCAAGGGCTCTCGGTAAATCAGCGGCAACCTTGTCAACCTATCTTAATGACCGCTATAACGGTAATTTAAGTGATTTTGAAAAGTTTTTAACTGAAACATTTGAAACCAAAGCCGCTGCAGAAAATCTGAAATCAGCTCAAGTGCTTAACAGCTACAAGCCTACAAGCATAAGCTCAGAAGTTTATGAAACAATCCGCTTGTGTCACCTTAAGGGCGGTCTTGCAATTGAGTGTGGCGATGCAGGCATCGGTAAAACAATGGCGTGCAAAAAGTATGCTGAAGATTATCCTGCAACAGCAATTTATGTGTCCGTAAACCCCTGTTTAGTAACTTTAAGTGCATTTTTAAAACTGCTTTGCAGAACGCAAAAAATCACCGCAACAGGTCGCAAAGACGAAATGTGGTTAAGACTTGCAGATAGCTTTGAAGGCGAACGCAAGGTACTCATCATTGATGAGGCACAGCACCTGCCGATTAAGACCATTGAGGCTATCAGAGCATTTTTTGACAGCAACCCGTTACTCGGCATCTGCCTTGTAGGCAACATCGAAACTGTCACAAACACGGGTAAAAGCAAAGAAGCCTTTGCTCAGATTCGCAATCGCACAAAACTTACCGAGGTAAGACACACATCAGCTATCAAAAACAGCGATATTGAGTTATTGTTTCCAGCTATAAAAGATGATGAAAGGGCGGTTAAACTATTACTTGGTGTCGCAAGGACGGAACAGGGTATCAGAGGAGCAAGCAATGTATTTGGTAACGCTGTGGATAACGGAAATATCACCTATGAGGGCTTAATAGCAATGGCAAAAGCTATGCGTATCAAGGTGTTTTAAACTATATTTGGAGGGATTTAAAATGTCGTTAAGAAAAATTGTGTTACTGCTCACCGCAGGGTTCAGCACGGGAGTAGTAATGACTGCCGCATTCGGTCAAGTGGGTGCAAGGAGCTTTACAGCAGGCGGAGAAATTTGCTTTGTGCCTATGGTGCTCCTGCTTGTATGGGTTGGTTGGATGCTCCGTGGCGAAAGCCGAAAGGTAAAAAAGAGTAAAAGGAGGGGTAACAATGACCGCAGAAGAGTGGAAAAAAGTTGATAAATCTTTGAAATTTGTTACATCACAGGGAATAACACTTAAAATTGACGGGTATAAAGTGTATTTGTTTCTTACGCAAAAGTCACAGTTTCAGAACGCTATTGCCTTTTATGTCAATGATGAATTTAGAAGCAAGTGGCTTACGGAAGACTGCGAAGAACGCAGGAGATTTTGTTGCTGTAAAAAACGGTCAATAATTACCAAAAATGATTACAAACTTTACGGAGCTCGTAGCAAGAAAGCTAAGCGGGAACTTAAAGACAGGTTTAGCTACAATGAGTATTTTTCATACTGGACAAACTTTGAGAAAATGAAAAAACACTTTATTGATAACAATGAAAGCATTGAACTTTATTAAATTTTGGAGGGATAACAATGGATAACTACAATATTCGTTTTGGAGAGGAAATCGGTGAGCAGGCAGGCTTAACGATGGTTGATTTGTTAGCGAAAAAAGCTAAAGCAGCTATTAAGCAAAAAAATGTTGTGATAATGTCAGTAGAATCTTCAGACGAGACGATTGAAACCATTATAACAGGCAGTGCGATTGACAGACTTGGAAGGTTAGGTACATTAACGATTGAAACTATACAAAATATAGAGAAAGATACTGACAAACAATATGCTAAGGCAATGTTATACGGCTTTGTCAGAGCAATACAAGCTGCTTTTGAGCGGATATAATCCGCTCGCCTTAATGCAACTCCCTGTTGGGAACGGTCACAAGTCCGTGTAAATGCAGAGTGAGGATAGGCAATATTAAGCAATATATATTGAACAGGAGGTCAATTATGAAAACATCAAAGAGAATTTGTAAAAACGGCTCTATTACTCTGCCAAAGCAGATAAGAGGCGAAGCAGGATTGTTTCCGGGCAATGCTGTTGACATTGAGACAAGTACAGACGGCACTGTTACAATTAAACCGTCTGCTCCCTGTTGTCGCTTTTGCGGTACAGTTGAAAATGTAATCATTGCAGATAATGTTATCATCTGCCGCAAATGTGCCGAAAAATTACTTGCAAAGGTGGATAAAACAAATGACTGATTTAAAAAAGCAGATTGATGAGCTTGCAGGCATTAAAGCAGATATGAGCAAACTCAAAGCACGCAAGGACAAGCTCGAAGCAGAGATTATTATGCAGTGCTCGGAAGACCTTGAAAACACCAAATATAAAAGTGTCCATTACGCAGGCACAGAATCCGAACTTACGGCGGTAACTTCGGAATCTCTGAAAATTACATACAACTCATTTTTGCTCTCAATTTTTGGCAAAGCGTACAAAGATGCAGTCACGGAAAAGACAGAATATTCCCTCTCTGCTCCGGCAAAAAGAATGCTCATCGGTTTGTGGAAAGGCAATTTTGTAAGATGCACCGTCAAAGAGGTTATTGAACAGATGAACGGCGTGTCTGATGACGAACGCAAACAGCTTGTTAAGAAATGCAAAGGTATCAATTATGATAAAGATGTAAACAACATTTTGAAGTTTACAAACATCTCGGAAGATGATGCCAGAGAGTATGCTTACCTTATTTCGGAGGCGGCAGTATGGCAGGATTTCAAAAATCTGCTCACCGTTAACGGAATGGATGAAAGCCATATTGACGAAATCCTAATGAAGATACAGAGCAGTTTTGTGGTTGAGGACAGCACAAAGATATCTTTAAGCTGAGGTGATTGATTTGTTAAAGCCACAGCAGACACAAAGAATATACGCAATGGCTGCACGGCTCGGTGTTTTGGAATCGGGCAACAAAAACGATATGCTACACACGATTGTTTATCGTCTTACTCAAAAGGAAAGCATACGCAGTCTTGATGAGAATGAGTATAAAACGGTTGTATCTGAGCTTGCCGAGAGGCTTAAATTGCAGAATCTTACAGAGCCGCCGAAACCGTACAAAAAGAAAAAGTACGAGGACAGCGGCAGAGGCAAAATGTCAGACGGTCAACGCAGAAAGGTTTGGCAGTTGATGTATCAGCTCGAAAAATATGACACAGAGCCTACCACAGCAAAGCTCGGTGACAGGCTCTGTGGCATCATCAAAAAAGAGCTGAAAATTGACTGTACATCAAAGCAGCCTTTTAGGTGGCTGACATATAATCAGGGCATAACCTTGATTGAAAAACTTAAAAAGTACATTGACAGTGCTGCTCAAAGGAGGAAGGCTGGTGAAAATAAATCTTGATGATTTGGTAGGCACTCAAAGGGATATAGCGGAGATAATAGGAATTGAAAGCTATATTAAACTCTGTCAAACATTTGGCGGAGATACAATATATATCCAAAAATACAGCGAGTTACAAAAACTTGAACGCAACGCTGAAATCAAGGCAAAGTACAATGGATACAACAGCAGTCAGCTTGCAAGAGAGTATGATTTATCAGAAAGATATGTGAGAATCATATGCTCAAACGGTAACATTGATGGTCAGTTAAGTATTTTTGATGATATATAACAATGAAGAAAAAATAGGATATTCTTCCTCTACGGGAGTACGGATTTATAAGGTATTATTAAGTTACAGACTTAATGATACCTTATTTTTTTTGGAGTAATTTATTATGAACTTTGCGGCAGACACTTGGTGGCTCTTTGGACTTATAATTTCGGGAGCTATAGCTATTATCAGCTTTTTTCTCAAAAGGACAATTAACGAAGCGGATAGACACGACAAGGAAATCAAAGAAATTCAGCTGTCCTATGTAACAAAAGGCGAACTGAAAGATATTAAAACCGATGTCAACAAATCTATCAGCAAATTGCAAACTGACGTTGAGAAAATCAAGGAAACCTGTCTTACCAAAAAAGATTATTACAACTCTATAAACGAGGTTAAGGACGAAATAAAGACACAAAACAAGCTCATTTTGGAGCTTTTAAGAGGAGGTAAAAACAATGACTAATGATGCAGAGGTATATATGCAAAAAATCAAAGCAAGAAACTTCGTGCAGAACAACGGACAGATTTTGAGAACTATTAACATACTTCATGTGAATTATGAAAAACTGTCTGATGTCAAATTTGCAATCAGCAATGTATCAGAACATGACTTCCTGTCATCTGTTAATTACCTCTTTCTGTCGGAATACATCTTGCTCCGTCATATCAAAACAAAAGAGCCTGCCGACATCGCAGATGTGCCGTATGAAGAACTTGAGGCAAAACTCTCATCAAAGGGCATTAAGCTCCTCGAAGGTTCGGTTACTGATAACTCGGTTGAGGTGTGATTGTGAGCAGAAACAACCGCAGAGCTTGCGGAAAAATCGACAAACTGCCCTCTGACCTCAAAGACACCGTAGATCAGATGCTTGTAAGCGGACAGACATATCGTGAGATTGTATCCTATCTTGCAGAAAACGGCGAACAGCTGTCACAGGCGGCAGTCAGCCGTTACGCATCAAGGTTTTTGGCGAACGCTCAGCAGTTACGAATCGCACAGGAAAATTTCAGAATGATACTCACCGAAACCGAGCGTTATCCTGAAATTGACCCTGCAGAGGCTATTTTGAGAATGGCATCACAAAAGGTTTTTGATGCCATTTCAAAACTTGACGAAGGACAATTCGATGAAGTGTCTGCCGAAGACCTTTTAAGACAGGCTACTGCCCTCGCAAGAGCAGTAACATACAAGCGTAAGACCGACACGGACGTTAAGTCAGACAAGATGCTTGCCCTCGAAGAAAATCAGAGCCTGCTTTATGACACTATCAAGAAAAGTAATCCACGGCTCTACAACGAGCTTATGGACGAAATCAACAAGCTCAAAGCAAAGGAGCAAAGATGATGAACATCAAGTGGTATGTGCTTTATGTAAACACAGGACAAGAACACGCTGTTGCCGAACAGCTCCGCCACCGTGGCTTTGACGCCGTTGTGCCGATTGAAAACAAACTGATACGCTCAAAAGGCAAGTGGATAACCCAACCGCATATACTTTTTGACGGCTATGTATTTGTCCGTATGGACTATGAGTGGTCAAAGTATTATGTATTCAAAGGTATTCCACACATTATCAGATTACTCGGCGGCGGTACAAGTCCTATTCCTCTAACTGACAAAGAGTCTGAATTTATTCTAACTTTAAGCGAACTTTTGAAAACTCCCTCGGTGCTTAAATTCACTGATGACGGTTACGAAACAGTCAGTGGATTTTTGGCTGAGAATAAAGATAAAATTGTGAAAGTACAGAAACGATACAAGAAAGCAACGGTCAAAATTACCCTTGCAAGTGAGCCGACTGAGCTTACAGTATCGTTTACCGAACAAATGCCCGAACAGACGGCGGATTGATTCGTCTCCACCCGATGCAACGGCTGACATACGGCGAAGTCACCGATAACCTCAGGTTAGCGGATGGCGAAGCTATACCCAAGTTAAAAACAGCGGTTTGTTCGTTCATGGATAATTCCTCCGGTAATTAGTTCATATGGCTGACATTAAAATTAACACCACAAACCGCTGTTTTTATATACATTAAAATGCTTTTAAACACCTTTTAACGGGTGTTTATTTTTATGCAAAAAAGAAAGAAGGTGCAAAATGAATAAGCTGTCAAAACTTGAACAATTGCTCAAGGATACAAACACAAAGCAGGAATTTAACATTGTTGAAGATTTAAAATCACTTGCTCTGTCCTATGGAGTTGTAAAATCAAGGGAATTTCGCAAAAAGTTAAATGCTTTAATTGCAAAATATGAAAATGATGAACTGACGGCAATTCGGCAGGCACTGATTAAAAAATGTCAGAACGGCGACACACAGGCTATTAAGCTGTATGCAGATTACTTTAAGCCTGAAACAGTAACAACCGTTGATGACGGATTGATTGAGGCACTTGAAGGTGCGGGCAAGGAGGCTTTTAAGGATGAAGTTTAAGCCTTTTTCAAGGAAACAGTTAAAAGTACTGAGCTGGTGGAAGGTTGACGGCATTAAAGATAAATACGATGCAGTTATTGCAGATGGTTCTGTCCGTTCGGGAAAAACTGTAAGCATGAGTATATCTTTTATCTTTTGGGCAATGGCGATGTTCTCGGACTGTAACTTTGCTATATGCGGCAAAACCGTAGGCTCTTGCAGGCGAAATGTTATTAAGCCTCTTATCAATATGCTTAAACATCGCTATGACATCAAGGATAAACGGTCGGAAAACTTGCTGATAATCAGCAAAGACGGCAGATCTAATACATTTTACATTTTTGGCGGTAAAGATGAAAGCTCACAGGACTTGATTCAGGGCGTTACGCTTGCCGGAGTACTTTTTGATGAGGTTGCGTTGATGCCGAGGTCATTTGTCGAACAGGCTCTTGCCCGTTGCTCTATCGAGGGTGCAAGGTTTTGGTTCAATTGCAACCCCGACAACCCTAACCATTGGTTTTATCGTGAGTGGGTTTTAAAGGCTCCTGAAAAGCACGCTTTGCGACTTAAATTTTTAATGGACGATAACCTATCATTATCCGACAAGGTAAAACAGCGGTATTACAGCCTTTATCAAGGCACATTTTACCGCCGCTTTATCCTTGGTGAGTGGGTTATTGCCGAGGGTCTTGTTTACCAAGATTACAACGACCATATCAAGGAAAAATTGTGGAACGGCAATCCCGATGAGCTTGTAGGCACATGGTACATATCAATGGACTATGGAACTATTAACCCTTGTTCAATGGGACTTTGGTGTGTGACCGACAACGAAGCTATTAGAGTTGACGAATATTACTACAACAGTCGCAAGGAAGGCTATCAACGCACCGATGAAGAGCATTACGCAGAGCTTGATAAGCTCGCAGGTGACCGCTATATAGAGCGTGTGATAATTGACCCGTCCGCCGCCAGCTTTAAAGCTACGATCAAAAGACACGGCAAGTTTTTTGTTAAGTCGGCGAAAAATGATGTTATAAACGGTATCCGAACTACAAGTCAAATGCTCTCAAACGGCAGAATAAAAATCGGTGTGAAGTGCAAGGCATCTCAGGAAGAGTTTGGTATGTACCGCTGGGACGAAAAAGCCGAAGTTGATAAGGTTGTTAAAGAAAATGACCACGCAATGGACGATATAAGATATTTTGCGTACACAATTTTACGCAGAATTTTTAAATATAACGATTAGGAGGTGAGCAATTGAAAAGGCGTGCTAAATATGTGTTTTTAAGTTGGTTAAGGAGTATCGTAAACAAACTTGACCCCGAAAACGCTACAAACAATTATCAATTTGATAATATGGAAGAGGCTATGGAAGTATGGCTTGAAATATATGCCGATGAGCCGTCTTGGAGCAAAGATTGCCACAACAAGACACTTAACCTCGGTGCAACGATAGCGTCCGAATTTGCACGGTTAATTATGATAGAGTTTGAGAGCGAAATAACAGGCTCAGAGCGAGCAGATTATTTACAAGAACAGTACGAAAGATTGCTTGAACAGCTCAGAGTAAGGCTTGAGGCAGGTTGTGCGGTCGGCGGCATAATGTTTAAACCGTATGTCCGTAACGGTGTAATTCTTCCCGATTGCATCACGCAGGACAAGTTTATCCCTCTTAATTACAGCAACGGCATAATTACCGCTGCCGTGTTTTTTAATCAAGAGGTCAAAGGCAAGAACTATTACACAAGAGTTGAAAAGCAGACTTACAGCTACGAAAACAAATCACACACAATCGAAAGTCACTTTTTTGTTTCATCCAGTCCCGACAACATCGGGGCGGAAATAAATCCTGAAAATCTTGACAGCGATATGTGGTCGAGAATTGACCCATACATAGTTATCAATGATGTTGACCGTCCTTTATTTGCTTTTTGGTCTGTACCTTTTGCTAATAACATCGAAAGTGGCAGTCCCTTAGGTGTGTCTGTTTACAGCCGAGCAATTAAGCTGCTTAATGAGGCTGACTTGCAGTGGGACAGATATTTGTGGGAATTTGAAGGCGGCGAGCTTGCAGTTGATGCAGGCGAAGAAGTCCTTCGACAGCGACCGGGCGAAGATACGCTCGGAACACCGTCAACCCGTGATAGATTGTTTCGCAAATTTAACATTGATGCAGACGATAACAAAGATAAGTCTTTTTATGAAGTTTTTAACCCGACTTTGCGTGATGATAACTACTCAAATGGACTAAACGAAATAAAAAGACAGATTGAGTTTAACTGCTCCCTTGCTTACGGCACATTGTCAAACCCACAAAATGTAGATAAGACAGCGGAAGAAATCAAAGCATAAAAACAGCGTAGCTATACAGCTGTGTCTGATATGCAGCACTCGCTTGAGGCTGTACTTGAGGACTACATATATGCGTGCAATGCTATGGCTGATGCCTGTAATCTTGCTCCAAGCGGAGAGTACGAAGTTAGCTTTAATTGGGGCGACGGCGTGCTTGAAGATAAGGACAAGGAGCAGGCAATACAGCTCAATGAGGTCAACAGCGGAATCCGCAAAAAGACCGATTATCTCAAGTGGCGTTACGGTGTTGATGATAAACAGGCGGCAGAAATGTTACCCGAAAGCGGTGTACAAAGTTTTTTTGATGAAGGCGGTGGCTCTTAATGCTCACCCCTGAACAGCTTGCTCATTGTGCCGATGATATCATCAACCTATATTCACAGCTTGAAGAGGAGATTGTCCGTGACATTGCTCGCAGAATTGCAAAAACAGGAACAATGACTGACACGGGCATATGGCAGGCACAGCATATGCAGGAGCTTGGCACTCTGCACTCTGAAGTGCTGTCAAGTGTCGCTAAGTATAGTGACAAAACAGAATCAGAACTAAAAAAACTTTTTGAAGATGCAGGTGTGACCGCTACGGAGTATGACAACGAGATTTACCGACAAAACGGCTTAAATCCAAAGTCACTCAAGGTGTCTGATGTGCAAATGCAATTACTTGAGGCAGGCTACAAAAAGACACAGGGCAATCTTAGCAATCTTACTCTGACCACAGCTGTGTCATCGCAAACGAGCTTTATCAACGCTTGCAGTCTTGCTGAGTTAAAAGCATCAAGCGGTGCGTTTACTCCGCAACAGGCAATTGCCGATGCAATTAAACAGGTAGCTCAAGACGGAGCGTATGTAATCTATCCCTCCGGTCATCGTGACCGACTTGATGTTGCTGTACGGCGTAATGTTATGACAGGCATAGGTCAGACCACAGGTCAGATATGCCTATCAAATGCCCAAGAGCTTGGCTGTGACCTTATGGAAATTACCGCTCACGCAGGAGCAAGACCGAGCCACGCCGCTTGGCAGGGACAGATTGTAAGCCTGAGTGGTCAAAGAGGTTACTTGTCCTTGTCCGATATTGGTTACGGCACAGGTGACGGATTTAAAGGTTGGAACTGCCGACACGATTGGTATCCGTACTTTGAGGGTAGTAGTCGAATGTACTCAGTCAAAGACATCAAAGAACTTAATGCTAAAAACATTGAATATCCCGATGGCTCAATGCACACGCTATACGAGGCAGAACAACAGCAAAGAGCTTTTGAACGCAAAATCAGGGCAACCAAAAGAACACTTGCCGCTTGTGATGAGGCTTTGAATAACCTCTCTGATGAAGAGCTGTTACAAAAGTTAGAAAAAAATTTCAGCCATTATTCCGTTAAGCTGAAACGGCAGGAATCAGAACTGAATAGCTTTTGTAAAAGAACAGGATTACTCAAAGATAATTCACGCTCACAGGCTTACGGTTTTGGCAGAAGTACGGCTCAAAAAGCGGTGTGGAGAAATAAAAAGCAAAAGATTAGTGCGGCGGCAAATAGTGCTATTAGAAACACAGGCAGAGTTTTGGAATTTAATGGTAAAGCAAGTTTTTGTATTGATATTGAGGGATATAACAAAAATGTAACTAATGGATTATCATCTGCAAGTAAAAATGTCGCTAAATTAGGGTCAAAAGACGGTTTAGAACATTTAATATTAGTTGATTTATCAACTGGGGCATATGCTTATTCGGAGAAAGGAAACGATGTATCGGTTGGATTTGACGAATTTAGAAATTTTATCAAGGAACATCCAAATCAGAAATTTGCTTTTGTACATAATCATAATACTGATGGGTATTTTTCTGAAACCGACATGAGAACACTTTTGACAACAGATAATATAGAAATGTTTGTTGCGGTTCGTATTGACGGTATCATATATGTTGCTGAAAAAACACAAGCTGCTCCCAATTACGCTCTATTTGACAGACTATTTCCTGATGAAATTTCGGAGTTGAATTTGCAATATAAGAATGGTATAATAACGGCAGGTGAACGAACAAGAAAACGAGAAGAAATTATTGTTGATGGATTGCTTAAAAAGTTTACGAAGGGATTGATTGAAATTGAGTAATAATTGGGCTACAGGTACATTGAAAGAAGCTCCATATTGGAGAGAGAATATGTCACCAGAAGAGTATGAAATTGAAAGAGATTATTTTAATGATCATCTTGAAGATTTTTATAAAGGTACTTATGTACCGCTTTGGAAACAAAAGTTAGCTTAAATTTGACTATATTGGTTTTTACTGCCAAAAGGTAAAGTTATATA